TTACGATTTTCAGATTTGTGTACATCAAACTCACCTCCAGGATATCTTGCCTTGAGTTTATCAACATTCATTTCAATAACTTCATCAAAAGTTGTATCCAGTGCCATACATGCCTGAGCAAGATACCAACAGATATCACCCAGTTCACGTTTCATGTGAAATACATTCTCTTCATTATAAGGTTTACCTTGTAAAAAGATCTTCTTCACAACCTCAGTGAATTCACCAGACTCTGCTGTCAATCCAAGTGCTGCTGTCAAAAGTTTAGAAACATCAGCACCATTAGCATCCAATTCACGAAGACGTGCTTCAAGAATTTTAGGATCTGTGCTTGGAGCACTGGTCACTGTATAAACAAATTCAAGATACTTTTTTGTGTCAACTGTCATAGGTCTAGTTTAGGTAAATTAGATTGTTGTAATTCAATTTTTTGTCCATTGATTTCAATGTAGTTGACTTCTTTCCAACTGCCACCAACACCACCATCCATATTAACAACAATGTCTCTTGTGGGGAGTTGTTTATTAGTGACATCTACAATGTCACCAGGCAAAGGATTGAATGTAAAATAATGGCCATCCCATGATTTATTTCTAGAGTGCATAAGAGTTACTGCATCTCTTTCCATACCACAGTCAGCTATCTTATTGCCACCTGGATCAAAGACAGAATAGTAACCTCTCAAAACTTAAATCCCTCAAATGATTTTTTTGGTTTTGCTTCTTCATAACTATACTCCTCTTCCTGACCACTGTCAACTATATCATCCTGTGCAGTCTGCTCACAATCATAGAGACGCATCTTGGCACGATCAATACCAACCACAAATCTCTTGAAGATGGTGGGGTCATTATATCTATTCTTCAACTGCTTCACCATAATCTGTCCAAGCCCCTCGAGGTCTTCAGTGCTAATAAGGGCAAACATAAGATCAGCAGTAGCAGGGAGACCAAAGGACTCACTAGTATCAGTAAGTTCAACATCACTGCTACCATAACCAGAACGAGTGGTCTGCGTGGCAGAAACGATAGGGACGTTTGCTTCAACAGCCAATCCTCTAAGCTCTTCAGCAATTGCTTTAATATATGAATATGAATTGACAGACAAGTTTCCGCGATACCTAGAGGAAGCACATATATTAAGGTAATCAACGAAAATAATGTCAGGTCTAAATGACTTCTTAAGTGCAAGTTCATTAAGAAGTGACTTAAAATGTCCACTATGTGCAGATGCTGTAGGATACTCTTTAATAATTAGCGTGCCTTGTGTCTTCTTGGCAAGGTTTGTCACCTTATTCTCAAACATTACCTTTGGTAGGTCAGCAATCTCTTGTATATTCACATTCAAAAGATTAGCATCAATTCTTTCAGCAATCTTCTCCTCAGCCATCTCAAGCGTGATGTATAGTACGTTTTTGCCTTGGAGTAGCACACTGCTTGCGACATGACACATAAACAAAGACTTACCAACACCAGTGCCAGCAAGAGCAATATTAAGAGTTTTGTTTGGTAAGCCACCCTTTGTAATTTTGTTAAAATACTCAAGATCAAACTCTGTTCTGGTTTCTTTCTTATTATATAAGTCATATCTTTCTTCATAATCAAGTAAGTAATCATGTCCAACATGATTATCAAAACTTACAGCAAGAGCATCAGACAGAATTGATGGAATAGCATCAGGGGTCTTCTTCTCATTATTGCCATCAGCAATCCCAATAGACTCCAACAAAGCAAGATAGATTGCCCTGTCTCTACACCACTTCTCTGTAGTATTCAACAACCACTCATACTCAACAGGTGTCTCATCAAGACATCCAATCAAGTGAGAGACTTCTTTGAGAGTGGTTTCATTGAGATCTTTTCTCTTCTCTACTTCAATAGAAATGATTTCTCTTGTAGGAACCTCATTATATTGAGATACAAAACTAAAAATCTCCTCAAACACCACTCTTTGATTACCATCCTCAAAGTAGTCTGCCTTAACAAAAGGCACTACCTTTCTCATGTAATCTTCATTGTTGAGTAAGTTCTTTAGGATTAGAAACTCAATTTTGTCCATAGTGTAGATAGGTGCTCATGATATATTTCTTTTGTGTCTTTGGTGAATAACCAATGTGTGGATATTCCCAGGTGGGAGGAAAGACCAAAACTCTTCCAGCCTTTGGATGTACAATCAACTGATGATCTGGGAAATAAGTGTCACCATCATTATCATTCAAATAGAATAAAAATGCAAGTGCTCTTCTTGCAGAGGGATAGTCTGTAACATCAACATGCTCATCAAATCTTTCGTCTCTGTTAGTGAGATACCTTTTTATTCTAAACTCTTCTAAGTGATGAAACTTTGGAATGTATTTGTTTTCAGTTTCAAGAACATAATCATGATAGGCAATCCTGGTCCAGTTGACAAATAGTCTGACTACATCAGGATGATGCTCATTCATATTCAATTGGGTGAAGCATGGTGTATGATTATGATCAACATACTCTTGTCCATGCTGTGTATGTTCAAATGTATGAATTAGAGCATTTCCCATCTCCTCTGTAAAAATATTATCATATACCCTTACCATATGAGAACTCAGATTTAGCAATTTCATCTAATTTCTCCATTACTTCTGGTGTGAAATACGTTTCTGGATCCTTTAAGATTGCTTTTGCATAAACTTTCTTTCCATCTATCTCATATCTACCAGCAACATTTTTCCAAAGTCCCCCAATCTCACCCAATTCAAGGAGACCAAAATATTTATCAAGACCTCTTTCATCATAATAAAGACGCACTGTAACAGTTTTGTTCTCCTTACTTAAACGCGACTTAGCAGTCTTAGCTTTGATAAGATTGCCAACGACTTCTGTTCCATCCTTTTCTTTCTTCTTGCTGAGATAAATGATTGTAGATGCTGCATACTTGAGACCACTACCTCCTCCCATTTCTTTTGTAGGTACATATGCTCCTATAACATCATAGGTGTGATTAGTTACTATCATTGGAATATTTGCCTGACCCAACTTCAATGTCAGCATTCTAAATGCACCTTTGACCAATTGTGATTTGGTCATGTCCCTCACCTGCTTATCATTCAAAACATCAGTGATTTCTTTCTCAGTAGAAAGCATACCCAAAGAGTCTAATACAAACATACATGGTTTGCGATCATCAATAGGTTTTTTTAGATAGATATCTACTGCCTTCAATGCTTTACTACGAAAGTCTTCAATAGTAACAACATTAACAACAACAAATCTATCTAGATCAATACCCCTACTTGAGATAAGAGACTTGTTAACAGCGGCTTCAGTGTCAAAATATAAACAATAACCATCAGGATTAGAATCCAAGAAGTTTTTGACAACTGCAAGAGAGAAAAAAGTTTTTCCAGTACTAGACTCACCAGCAATGGCAGTAATCTTATTCCCAGATACACCACCAAAAATACTGCCTGACACAAGTCCATTAAAAATGTAAGAACCTGTGTCCACATGTGTTTCAGTATCATCAATATCTGCTGCCAGTTTGGTGAAATCATCCCCAATCTCTTTTACAATTTCTTTTAAAAAATCCATCAACGCCACCTCATACTTTCTAACTTGTGAAGAATTTCTTCACGAACAGCCATCAACTCATTATAACATTTTTGATTGTGAGCACACTGCCTAAGACTTGGATCTGGTTTGAGAACTGACTCTACAAAAAGATCAAGTCCCCTGTTCCATTTCTCTTGTTTGGATTCATCATCTTCAATTGTGTTTTGATCCTTCATCCAAAGAACAGCTCCAGGTTAACTACTTTTTCAACATTCCAACCAATGGCATCCAGTATTGCCTTAACAGGCTCCAAGAATGCTTTATCAAATTGTAGGTCATAGTCTATATACTTGTCAATACCAAGTTCCAATGGAAATTCAGAGATGAAGGATATCACATTCTCTCTAATAGGATTTGCTTTTTTAAGGTAGACAAATTTTATTTTTTCACCATTGTTAATCAGAGAATACTTGTTATCAAGTTTTTTCTCCTTCACATAATGATTATATAGAAGTGCTCCTCTTACATGGATGGGTGTGCCCTTCCCATAGATTGTTGCAGAACTCTTGTGCTTCTTGACATCACTCACTGTTCTGGGGAAAGCAATATCCTCTGGTCTCATATTCTTGAACTTTGTTCTGGCATCATCAATGAAATCAATGACATCTTCTTCTGTCCCACTCATCATCAGCTTGAGTGCATCCTTAATCATGGTTCTACATGGGGCAGGTGTGGATGACTTCACTGCCTCAATGCCCATGATCTTCAGTTTGGGTTCTTCATAGCGAACACCCTCACTATCCCATACATTAAGAATATATCTCTTCTTTGCAGTCCAGATTCCCCTGTCAGCAATATTCTCTCTCTTCATCTGCATCTTCTGGTCATATGCATTCACATACGACGCAAGATCTTGATAAGAGGATTCGATGAACGGTTCCAACTTGTCTTCACAGATCTTGTTAATGATCTCCACAGTCTCAACTTTATTGCTGAGTTTATTGCCAAAAAATTTATCAGCAAGAGGTCCAAAATTAATATAGATTGAATCAGTGTCAGATGCGATGACATAGTCTACATCTTCTGTCTGTAACAGATTATTTAGATACTTATTGACCCTTATCTCTATCCATCTGATAGACACTTGCCCTGAGAGCGTAATTGCTTCTGCATTGGCAAGTTTGTAGTACCTAAAATACTGATTACCGATAGCGCCATAAGCAGAGTTAAGAGAGATCTTCTTAGCCATTTGGATATTGTTGCACCTGGCAATCTCTTTCTCAAGTTTTTTAGTGGGTGTCTTTTCATATGCTTGTTTTGCTTGGAGCATTTTCTTTTTAAAGATCACCCTTTCTGCATACATCTTCTCCATCAGTTTAGGGAGAAATCCCTTTATATCTTTTCTATACATTGCACCATTAGCACAAACTGCATAGTCACTGTACATCTGAAAGTTTAATTCTTCCTCAAGTATTCTATCAACAGTCGTTCTTGGGTGCCTCTCTTCAATGAGCGTCTCTGGAGAGATATTGTACTGCATGATAAGATGAGGATAGAGAGAGTTGAGATCAAAACTAACAACCCAATCATAGACTCCTGGAATTGGTTCCTTGACATAGGCACCTGCAAACTTTGAATCCTTATCAGTTCTGTCCTT